GTTCAGAACCGAGTTGTCGTAGATACTGAGGTAGCCGCCGACTTCGACGCTGAAATCATCGCGGATGTTGGCCTGGGCGTTCCATTCGATGTAGCAGTAGCCGTAGTTCTGCCAGGTGCCGCCGACCTCCAGCGTCAAGACGCCGTCGTAGTAGATGTCAGCGTAGCCGCCCGATTCGACGATCAGTTGCCCCTCAACGGTCGCCGTAGCTTCGCTTTCCAGGTACAGAGCTCCGGATACCGAAAGTGTTCCGTCCGTATCGATGGTCAGTTCCGACCCACCCCAGATGGCCAGGTAGTCGCCTTCGGCGATCAGGGTGCCAAGGACGACAACATTGCTGTTGTAAGCGTCCAGGCCGCCCTGAATCCTCAGCGTTCCACTTGCGGCAATCCCGAGGAGCAGGTCCGGCGCGAGAGACAGATACTGACCGCTTTCGAGCACGACCTCGTGTCCATCAGCGACGATGACATCATCTGCGCTGAGATCTGGAACCGATCCCACATCCCATGTCGTCGGGTCATGCCAGTTGCCGGATTGTACGCTGATGAATAGTGCCACAATTGCTCCTATGCGAAGACGCGATACACGACGCCCTCGTTGTTCACGCCGACCTTGACGAAGACCTTGCTGGCGTCGTCTATACGAATGACCACGCCTTCATAATTGCTGGGCAGGATCGGAATGTTCTGATTGGCCGCATCGCCAACGAAGCACGGCTTGGTGTTCTGCAGATTGCCGTCACTGTCGACACGAGCACCGATCCAGACGAACCTGCACGGCGTCGAAACTGCAACCAGCGGTTCCGGCGTCGAGGTGGATGCGGCGGTTTTCGTTTCGCCGACGAAAGATGAGCGGCCCGCCACGTCGAACAGCGGCGCGCCGTTCTCGCCCACCTCCACATCCATCGAATTGATCCAGCGTTTGGCCATTGCCTTACCTCGTCATATTGTTTTCTGCGGACGCCGCTATCCCGTGATCCACACCACGATGGCGGACGTTACGCTCGTGGCGATTGCCCCGACGATCAGCCAGAGGAGCTTTCCCTGGCGTCGGGCATCCTGTTCCAGCCGGTCCAGGCGAATCAGAATGCCCGGTTTGCCGTTGCCACGAATCGCCTCGTCGAGCCGATCCAACTTCCGGTGGATCGATTCCCAGTGCTTCTGGCATTGTTCGAATGGATCGCATTCGCTCATTCGGTGCTCACTTGCTTCGTGTGAATCCGCATCGTGGTACGGTACGGATCGCTCCATCGCCAGTGGCCCTGGCCGGCCAGGTTCATCACCTCGTACACCACGCCGTCGGCGACGATCTGGTCGCCCGCTTGCGGTTCGTCGAACGTTGGCGAAAACGCCTCGGCCAGGATCAGGAAGTCTGTCACCTGGGCACCGACGCGGAGGCCGTGTTCATCCTCGACCTCGTACTCGGTGCGGCCGAACGTGGCGTCGACCTGAAGTTCGGCCGCTTCCCGGCGGTAGGTGACCTGGCTGGAGCAGTACGCCGTGCGCTGCTGCTCCAGCCATTGGCCTCCTTGCCTCAACAGGTCACCCACGCTTCCGAACTCCTTTACTGACTCAGCCGAACCCGAACCGTCTCGTCGTCATCGCCTGCGGCGGCGACCGTCTTGCCGATCAGCTTGTTGCCGGTGGCCGTGGTCGTCGCCTGCTGGTTCGTTTCGTCCCAGTACGCGTTCGCGCCCACGCCGATGGCTTCACCCGCACCGGTCGCCTTGGGGAAGTCGAACACACCCGTGACCGCCAGCGCCCCCAGCTTGTCAGCCGGGATGTCCAGCTTGGCGATGCCGACCAGATTCTGCTGAACCACTACATCACCAGCCGCCACATCAGCAGCGGGTGTGTAGTCGATTGCGTTACCGTCGTGAACGAATGTTGCTGTTGCCATCAGTCATATCTCCTGTCTTGTTGTGGTTGTCCGCTACGCTGCTTACGCCTCGCCCTTCATCTTCACGCCACCGCGGTAATCCTGAAGGGCCACGCCGAAATCGAAATACCCACGGAACTGAATGCCCAGAATGTTGAAGTCCGCCTCGGCCCGTTCGACTGTGGGTTGCTTCTTTCCGTTGAGGAAAGCCACCTCGATTACCGGCAGGTCCGCCGGGTTCGCCAGCAGGTACCACGCCTTGGCGCTGTTGCCGGCCAAGGCAGCATTGCTCAGGTAAGTGCTGACCACCACGCCGAACTTGCCCGCGTGCGGGTTGTCGGTGGGCTTGGGCTTGTTGGCCGTGGTCGTCTCGTTGACCTTCAGGCTGATCATCAGCAGTTCGGACTGGACCTTCAATGCCGGCGGGACCAGCAGTGTCGCGGCAGCCAGGGCCAGCGGGTTGCCGTCCGGGTCTGTCTGCTCCAGGAACATCAGCTCCGCCGCTGACAGGCCGTCGATGGATAACGCCGTGTCCGCACCGGACTGATAATTCTTGTGGCCGGTGGTGAAGAACGCGGCGTTGTCCAGAAACGCGATCCAGAAAACCTTGTTGAGCTTCAGCGCTCCGCCCCGGCCGATACGCCGAGGCACAGCCGTCAGGGCACCGAGATCGTCGTTGATCAGGTCGGTCCGCGTCAGGCTGAACATCCGCCCATAGGTCCTGGCCTGGTTCGTGAACGATTCTTCGCCGACCTCGGCGTGCTTGAGTTCGCCGTCGGGCCCAACTTGCTCGTATTCGAACCCGCCGGTCAGTCGGTAACTGGTGACGGTCTTGAAATCCTTCACGCTCCGCGTCGCAGCGATCCGCTGCCATGCCTGCTCGACCGACTCGAAACCGGCCAGCAGGAACTTGTTGGCTACGTTGGACAGAATTCCCGGCAGACTGAAGGTACTGAACGCGGCCCGCAGCACGCCCTCGGGATCGTCGCGGAAGAACCGCACATCGCAGCCGTTCGCCCAGGCCGCTTCCAGCAAAAGCTGCTGGAGTCCGATGCCATGGCGAAACCGTCTATCAGCGGTCTCGACAGTCTGCTCGCCATGGGTGGCCAGAAGGTCGTTACCGGCGATCCCTCCGGTCATGAGTGCTGCGGCCTCGAGCACCTTTGCACCCGGCGCGGTGTTGCCGCCATCGTGAATCGCAGGGGCCTTGGGGCGAGACGCACGGAGCACTTCCAGCTCGGTCCTCGTCTCGTCCCAGCCGTCCTCGATGGCCTTGGCCTCAATCTCGGCATACTTGCCGTCGCAGATATTTCGGATTGCCGCGATCCGTCTGCTTTCGGTAGTGGCCTGCGCTCGCATGTCGGCGACCGGGCCGGCGACGACCGTGGCGTCCGTGCCCTCGGCCGCCGCTGCCTGGACTTCCTTGTCCGCGTGGGTCTTTTCGTTTTTCGTGGTTTCCACGTTGGTGACTTTCTTGTCAGTCATTGCTTCCTGCTCCTTGTCTTGAGCTGCGATGCGGGCCGAGGTGTCCGTGTCGGCCCCACTGTCGACAAAACTGATTTCCTTGAGAATGGCCCGGCGTACTACATGCACCGGCCCCGCGAACATCTGGCCGTTGACCTCCACTTTGCGCCCATCGGGCACTATCTCGGCCTCCACGACGGCCGCGCCAATCGATGCCTGCCATGGAAATCCGTTAACCCCGCTTTTCGCCACATCACGCGCCCACGAGGTATCGCGACTGATGAGGCCCTCGGCCACGAGCTTGCCGTCCTCGACGAGCACGCGCTGGGTGTGCCCGACGCCCTGACGGCGTTCGTGGTCCAGCCGGATAGGCAGGTTCTGCGATGGGATTTCCAAACCCGCCAAGTCCACCACGACCGGGTGTGGAAATCCCGCGATCCGCATCAACCCGCCGGTGTAGGCGACCATGCGGAATCGCGGCAGATTCTTCTCATCGCCCGCCGCCTCGACGGTCAGCGGTCCGCGCATCGTTACGAAGTCAGGCTGCTTGTCGTTGGTCTTCGACATCCGTGTCGCTCTCCTGTTCTGTGCGTGGGGTTGCCTCAGCGGCGCTTAGCCCCAGTTCATCCATGAGTTGCTTTTCCTTGGCCCGCTGGCGCAGCTCGGTCTCCCAATCCTTGCCTTGACGGGCGTACTCGGCCGCGAGCGTGGTGGTGTTATTGGCCAGCCTTTTCTCCTGGGCCATCGCCTCCTTGGCCGGGTCCACGTGTTCAGTTCCGTCCCAGAACCATTGATGGGCAAGTTCGTCCATGCCGCGAAGGAATGAGAACTCCGTCAACAGCTCGGCCTCGCCCATCCAGGCGGTCAAAATGCGGTCAAGGACCACACTGTCGCAGTCGGCCTGCTCGATGCGGATGGATTTGAAGTAGGTCTGGTGGTCCAGTCGCCCCGAGGCGTAGTTGTAGCCCGAGGAGTTCCCGGCAGCGATGTTGAACGGCATGTTCAGACAGCGAGCGATCTCGTTGAGAAGTTCGCGTTTGAACATGTCGTAGGTGGTCGCGGGCTGTTCGGCCTTGATCTGCGACGGTTCCCATCCCTCCGGCGTGAAGACGGCCATGTTTGGGACGAACTCCATCTCCGTCATGGGTTCGACTTCAGCCGACTCGCCCCCGGCGGGCGCGGAAGTCTTCATCAAGATGGCGATATTGGCCGCACTCTCCGCCGCACCCAACACCGCCAACGTGTAGCGCCGCAACTGAGCGAACAGCGGCAAGGCCGGTGTGATTTCCGGAATGCCGCGATGCTGACCGGGCCGGTCGGTGCGGAACCAGTGGATCATCGCTTCGGCGGGAATGCGATCGTAAGCGTCGATGGCTGTAGTACAGGCTACGGCCCCCGGATGCTCTCGCATGACAAAGTAACGCTTCGGATTGCCGTACCGGTCGAACTCGATGCCATCGATGGCGTTCGTGGTCGCGATCTTCAGGTCCGGATTGGTCACCCGGTCGGCCTCGACGAGCCGAACGTCCAGCTTGATCGGCGAGGCCAGATTTGGATTGGCCGTCAGAATGGCGAACGCCTCGCCGTCAGTGGCCTTGGCCATCCGCATGGTTCGAAGCTTCTCGGCAAGGCGAATCTCTCTGGCCCAGTCGGCGAAGGCTCGCTCGACGAGCCGGTTGGTCAGGCTGTCACCAGCGAGCAGTTGAAGACGCGGGCCGGTGCCCACGCAATCGTTGGCCAGTGTCAGAACGATCCCACGGGCATAGGAATTATTGGCGACCTCGTATCGGCTGCGGTTGCGGAGCGTCTGACGCACGTCCGGAGAAGCAGCCGCGTCGGCGCTCAGACCGTCGGCGTTGGCCCAGTGCCTGCGGTTGTCCGGCGTGGTCCGCGCGGCGTCGAATCGGCCGCGCACGAGCATGACTTGCCCGACAGCTTGTACCTTCTTTCGTTTTGTCCAGGGCCACAATCCCATGTGTTACACCGTTCCCGGGGGTACGATCTTGACGCGGGTGAATGCCTTGGCCGGGCTCTTCGCCGCATCCTTGCTCGCCAGGTACTTGTCCGCCTCGATCTGGTCCGTCAGGGAGTGCTGATCGATACTGCCCGAATCGCCGCTGGCCCGTTTGGGCCCCTCGGCGTTCTGCTTGATGGTGTCCTTGAGGTCTTCAGCCATAGCGCCGCCTTTCCTTCACTACCTACCGCCGACCGGCGCTATGTGTCCGGTTGTAGCGGTACTGTCCAGAAAGTTTCGCACTTTTGTTGACAGGTAACCATTGAACTGGTCCTTCCAGCGTTGCTGGTGCGAAGGGAGCCCGGAGGGCGACCGAAGCAGCAGCAACGCA